TATCGAGAAGGGCGGCCGGTTGAACCCCAGGCGTGCCCACCCTTCGGTGCGTTCCTCGAATGCTCCTTCAGCTTCTTCGCCCATTGATCCGTAGCGTTGCTCCCACGACAGGTCGGAGAAGCCTCCGTTCACCGCGGAATCTTTCTCACCAGGAGCATCTGCACCAGCCGGTCGTCGGGGTAGGCGACACCAATCAGGCCGTCTTCTACTAGCTTACACAGGTTCGAGGCGTCGGCGGTGAGGGGTGAGAGGTCTTCGCCGATGGGGCCGATGGTGACGTCTGTCCAGTCGGGGTGGAAGATCATAACCATGGAGACTGGTTCTTCGTAGTAGGGGCCGTCGTATAGTTCGGCTACGCGTTTCTCGGCGTCGAGGGTTTTCTTGTCGGTGTATGCGCGGCCGCGTGCGAACCGTGGCCGGCTCTTCGACTTGGGTCGGCCTGGGATCTTGAACCGGTAGATCAACGTCCCATCTTTGCACCAGCGTCATCGACCAGTTTGCGTAACTGCTGCTCGCCCTGCGGGCCGCGGGCAGCAAACTTCTGCCCCCATTTCAGGTCGCACTGGCGGGTCCATTCGAGGACTGCGTCGGGCGAGTAGAGCTGGCGGAACAGGGAGCAGGCGAACGAGAACAGGGCGAGGCTGCGGTCGTTGTGGGTGGGGCCCTGGTCCCATATGTCTCGGGCTACGAACTTGAAGTCCGCGTCGACCCTTCGTTGTGTGAACTTGGGGGTGTGGATGGGTCGTGTGGATGGTGCCGGCTGGTAAAGGGACGCTATTTTGACGATCTGTTGGCGTGTCACCATCGAATCGAACGCTTCGTTGGTGAAGTCCTCCATGCACAGGTTGCTCTGAGAGCCCCGTACAGCCTCCTGACGGCCCTCTGGGCGTGATAGTGCATATGGGAGGCGTATTCCGTTCCCGAAGCCCTTAGCGGGCATCGTGACCTGTTTAGGGTAGACCTCTTTAGTAGGACTGTCGACGAGTTGGCAGGCCGCGAACATGGCGTTGCGGCCCATCTGAGCGGGAATGTCCTCTTCTAGGAATACCCACAGGTGGTAGCCCTTCGACCGGCTGCTCTCCACCCATGAGGTGATGCCAAGCTGGGCGAGTAGTTCCCGCACGTTGACGGCGTGAACGAGGGAGATGTCCCCCTCGTCCCAGTCGACGGCCAGCCAGCCGACATTGCAACTCGGAGAACCCTCGACCTCCATCAGCGGATATACCCCCAGGCGGTATGGGCCCCACAGGTGGTTGTGGATCGCTTCTTGGAAGATGATGCCGTTGGCTGGCACGGGTGTGCCGTCCTCGCCACGCCACGGTCGGAAGTCCCCGTCGGATGTTTCCTTGGCGACGGCGTTGCCTCGGAACAGGTGGCAGAACTTATCCGCCACCACGGGGTCGTTCACCGCATGTACCTGTCATCAGGAGGAATGTCGTCGTCACGATAGGTGCGAATCTGACCAGTATGCGGACACAAAAAATACTCAAAGTCGCCGAGTTTATTCGGCGGCCGTTTGTTCTTCGTAACCCGAACATTGATCGACACAGAGTGGTAACACTTTTCCAGATAGGACAGCGACGGGTCGTCACGTTTGCGGTACACGCCGAGGACAGCCAGGGCCTCCTGCTCCCCGCCGTACTTGCCGGCCGTTATCAACGCCGGCTTGTGCCGGTCGCCTGACCCTCGGCCGGCCTGATGCACGACCGCCAACGGGATCGAAGCCTCCTTGCTCCACCGCTTCAACCCCTGCGCCTTGGCAACCACCCCCGTGTGGTCCGACTCTCCTGGTTGCAGCTCGAGGTAGTCGACCATGGCGAAGTTGGGGTGCCGACCCCAGTAGTCCTGCGCCTCCTTCAAGGTGTCCGACATCTGCGTGAACGTCAACGCCCCGTCGTTGATGAGGATGCGGTCGAACAGGTTGCGGGCTGCCGAGCGGACCTCTTCCAACACGGCCTCGTTGCCGTCTTTGATCTGCTGCTCAAGCTCTTCGCCGTTGCGGCCATACGCAATGCAGTGCAGCTTCTGGGCGACCAGTTCGCGTGGCTCATCGGGAGAGAACAACAGGATGTGGGCGTCAGTGTTGAGCAGCGCGGTGACTATTGCGTTGTACAGCACCTGGGATTTGCCGTTGTGTGAGTGGCCCACAACGAGGAGCATTTCGCCGCGGGCCAGACCCCGCATGGCGAGGTCAACCTCGGGGAAGCCAAGCAGGAACCGCCCCTCGTCGTTGCGGACGTAGTCGACGAACGAGTCAAACGCCGTGGAGGTCGGTTCGATGTACTTGTAGTCGGGGACGCCCTCACCGTGGTCGGATGAGGACGCCCCCTCGAGTCGTGCGACTATTTCCTCTGGTGTGAGGGGGGAGGGCAGTTCGGGCATTACGCACCGCAGCGTGCGTGCATGTCCTCCGCGTTGAAGGCGTGGATGGAACCATCGCCGGCCTGGATGTGGGTCGGCGCGTCCGACAACCACAGGCCGATCCGCTTGTTGCCGAGGTCGTACATGGCAGCGCCCGCCTCTGAGATGTTGAAGTCTGCTGCGTTGGGTGCGTAACCACCGTTGGCCTTACCGAGAGCCTTCTTGGCGGCGTTATCAAAGACGATGATCTTGCCGTCGTCGGTCTTCTGGCCGGCACACAGGAAGGCGACGTTCCACGCAGCCTGCTTGCCGTCGGTGACGAACCCGCTGGCGTCGAGTTCCATCTTCTTGCGAGGGCGACCCGCCGGCTTCGCCACCGTAGGAGCGGGCGCTGGCGGAGCCGGCGGGAGCACATCCTGACCAGGAGCGAACACGATCTCAGCTCCTGGAAAGGCAGCCTGCACCTGAGCGACAGGGCTCGGCGCAGGAGACATCACAGGCGGTGCCGCAGCAGCAGGCACAGCAGCCACAGGGGCACTGCCACCCGACCGGTCGATGATGTCGTTGAAGACTGTTTCCACGCAGGCGAGATACTCGGTGATCCCGTCCCTGCCTTTGCCCATGCACATCGATCCCGCCACCTTCGCTGACGTTTGAGCGATGATGGACCTGTCTTTTTCATTCATTGTTTTTTCTCCCCTTTCGGGATTGTCGGTTACCAGTTCGCCGGCTTAGAGCCGACACCCAGGTACTGCCCACGACACGCAGCCCAGTTGGGACACCAGTCGTCGGAACATTTCCACCCATCGTAGCGCATCGGCCACGACGGAAGTTTCGCCTCGATCAGGTCCGCAATCGAGTTACACATCGGGACCAGCGCAGCCCAGTCCTGAGGGGTGCGGGTTACGTCGATGATCTCAAGCTCGCCGTTGGTGAGGTAGCAGTAGCGGAACGGCTGCTGCGACTCCAGGTCGTCGCGCTCATGGGCCCGAGCCAGCGTGTAGATCATGGACTGCAAGTCGTTGCGTCGAACCATCCACGGCTCGTCATGCTGACCGGTCTTCCAATCCCAGGTCAGGTCCGCCTCGTCGAGGTCGCGTGTCCCATGCAGGATGATGCGACGGCCCTCGTCCTCGTAGAGGACAAACTCGAACGACCTCTCCACACCCACAGGGTTCAGGTAGGGGAACACCTCGGCGCACCATGTCCTGACCATGGTCTCGGCCAGCCCGACGGTCGCCTCAGGCGTGGTCGCTCCCTTGTTCCACTTCTCGATGGTGCCCTCGAGGCCGTCCCACGACCAGCGAAACGCTTCAAGAACGTCGTCCGTGGACATCTCGTAGCCGTCCATGCGGGCAAGGAGCGCCCTTTCGATAGCGGCATGCACGGCGGTGCCTCGCACCATCTTGCTGCCGGCCACATCGGTAGCCGTCTTGTTGCGGATGGTGCGGGCCTGCTCGGGACAGGCCAGGAAGGTGTTCAACCAGGACTGTCGGAACCTGTGTTCGATCATGCCCACAGATTAGACGGGGGGTGTGACAGCCGTCGCGGATCCGTATCAGATATCAGAAGATGGCCCTCGGGGCCATCATCAGATATCAGATATATCAGATGGAACCGTTCTCCCGCAACCTCTTCTCGCGGGCCCGCAGAATCTTAGCGACGCGGGACCGGCTCACGCCGGCCCAGCGCCCCACCTCAGCCTGACTGTGGGTACCACCATTCACCAACGCAGCTACGTCGTCCTCGCGGGCGTCGGACAGTTCAGACCTCAACTCCTGTAGGTCGCGGTCCAACATCGTCCTCATTCGCATACGGTCCCGAGGCTTGAGCCTCACCAGAGTCGACTGCAAGTCGGCGAAGGTAGGCAGGAACAGGTGGCTGTCACTCACTAGTTATTCTCCATCTCGGTGTTCCTGCTGTTCCTTCACATCCTGCGCCCGTCTAAGGGCGGCGTCGCGATCCAGGTTCCACCCGACCCATGTGTCCCCATCCCACACAACCCAGCCGGTGCTTTTCAAACCTGCACCCAGGTACACGGTTTGCTTCTCGACGGTGACAGCCATGTCACCCCGCGCCCTCTGCCGCGAGGAACGCTTCCTTAGACCACCGTTTGCTGTCGTCGATGAGAGCTTTGAGGTCTGCTTTGGAGTCCAGCATCGACGGTGTGATCTTGTTTCCGTCGGTGGGTAGCCCGTCGGGTGTCGCGTCCTCATAGGTCGGCCATGGCGAAGGGTGGAGCTCGCCGGCGCACATCCCCCCGAGGTAGTAGCGGCGCAACTTGACGTTGCCGACGACACGCGTCAGGTAATGATCCCCTTCTTCACGGTTACTTACCGTGAAGGTGAGGCGCCCGTCGTCGCAGGCGTACATGGCTACGGTCCAGTCGTCTAAGTGAACTTGGTACGGTTCCATCAGAACTCTCCCTGATCGAGACGGTATTGGATGACTGTCTCCTCCCACGGGTCCAGCAGTTTGCCCGCTTCGGTGATCTCCATGTTGATGGTGACCTTCTTGCCGTCGAACCTTTTGTTCTTCACCAAGGCTATACCGAACACGTTTTCCAAACGGGCACGCTCCTCTCCCCCTAGGCTTTCGTCTTCATGTGGACGCCACACCGTCAACATGAAGTGCGCCAGGTCTTCGCCGCCGTAACGGCCCGACTCGATGCCCAACGCTGCGCCACGGGACGCCGAACTGCGTGACGCCTGATGCACGATGATGG